GCAGTGCTGACGCACAGTTTGCTTGGCACTCGTTTGGCTATGAACAAGATGACGACTTTATTCCCGGAACTGGCGAGAGCCCGAACACAGAGACTGCGGCCTTTATCACCAAAGGCAACACGATCTTCTCCAGCCCACGGACGTACTACCTCGACATCCCGACAGCCGGTTATCGGTGGGGCTATGACGTACTGGGTGCCAAGATCGCCTTTGCCGCCGAAGTCCCCATGCGCGGCGACACTTCCGTGGCGTTTTACGAAGGCATTGGTGAGAACTGGATAAAGACCCTTCAGGCCATTGACGCAGACGGTGTTTTTTACAGCTCCACCACCATCACCGCCTCGGGGGCGGTGCAGGGGCAGGCGGCAAGTGTAAGCGGCACAGCAGAGCGGTCGGTCACAGGCTCTGGAGCGGTATCGGCTCAGGCTGCCAGCGTTTCGGGCACTGCAGAACGCACGATCACCGCAACAGGGAGCGCACAAGCACAGGCTGGGGCTGTTTCTGGCGCTGGGGATGTTTCGGGCAATATATCGGCATCCGGTGCGGTACAGGCTCAGTCGTCCACTGTATCTGGCACATCGACAAGGATAGTCGCTGGTTCTGGTGCCGCTGAGGCTCAAGATAGTACCGCTGAAGGTAGCGCGGAGCTGTCGGGAACCATTGGCGGCTCTGGTGCGATTGAGTCAGGGCAAAGCGCGGTATCTGGCACTGCTGAGCGGGTAGTTACGGGTACTGGCTCACCGGCCAGCCAGGATTCAGCCACATCGGGCAGCGGCACGGTTGGTGGCGCAATATCTGCCTCTGGCGCGGTACAAGCCCAGCAGTCAACAAGTACAGGTGTGGCCCTGCGGGTTATCACTGGCTCAGGTAGTGCCGTATCAGCGTCTTCTACAGCGTCAGGTACGGGTCAGACAGGAGCGGCAATAGGTGGCAGCGGTAAGGTAGAAAGCCAGCCAGCGACCACCACAGGGGCTGCCACGAGGGTTATTGCCGGTAGCGGTGCGGTACAAGCACAGTCAGCCACTACAGGCGGCACGGCAACGCGCACAGTGGTTGCAGTTGGTGCAATAGCCGCCAATGACTCCACGGCCTCGGGTGCGGCAACAAGGGCCATAACTGGCTCAGGTGCGGCTGTATCTCAACCAGCAACAGTAAACGGCTTTGACATATTCACTCTGTCCCCTGTGACCTTCACGGTGGAAGCGGAAAGCCGAACGCTCACAGTTGATTACGAAGATAGAACCTTTGTTGTAGGAGGTAGGTGATGCCAGAGGTAATGGCCCAAGGCGGCACTCTTGAGGGTAAGGGTGTGGTCATGGATAAGCACGGCAACATCAAGGCCGAATTCACAATCAAGTCAGATCCGCTCACTCAGAAACAAGCAGACCAGTTAAACAACCCGGAGGCCAAGAATGGCAATCACTCATAGCAGCACGATTCGTAACGCCATTGCCGACCTGGTAGTGGACGCAATAGACGCAGGCGGCGCTGGAACCCTTGAATTCCAGACCTCTGGTGATGCCGAGGTGGCTACACTGACCTTTAGCGCCACTGCATTCGGTGCAGCCTCAAGTGGTACGGCTACAGCAGACGCTATCACCTCAGACACGTCAGCGACTGGTGGCACGGTAGCCAAGTTCGTGGTCAAGTCAGGCGGTGACGCAACGATATTCAGCGGTGCAGTGGCGACAAGTGGTAGCGACATCAACCTGTCCAGCCTCTCTGTGGGATCAGGCGATACCGTGTCCATCAGCTCACTGACCTACAGCGCGCCTGCATGACATTCCGCAAGATCAAAGACCCTGATGCAGTCCTGGATTACTCCATCAACTGGTCGGCGTGGTTGGTGGACGACACGATCACCACCAGTTCGTGGAGTGTCACGGGCGCTGACTCTGACCTGACCGTGGACTCGGACAGCAAGAGCACAACAGCCACCACGGTCTGGTTGAGTGGCGGCACGCTGGGTCTGACCTACACCGTGACCAATCGCATCACCACGGGCGATGGCAGGACGGATGATCGGTCGATCAGCGTTCAGATTCTCGACAGATAGGACAAGGCAATGGCAAAAGGTGAAACGATCAAGCTGGCATACGCCCGCGGCAGCAAGGTGCGCAACCGGCACAGCTCGGAGTCTGCTGTCATCGAGTCGGTGACGGTCAATGACGCCGGGAACTGGTACCACATGCAGACGGATCGCGGTATGTCGCTGGGTATCTGGCACGAGACCGACATCGATGGGGCGCCGAAGACCGTCGCGCCGACGGAGAAGCGGGCGTGACCCCGGCCCCCACCCCCTGGGTAGGTTCTTCTTTTGAATCTGTGGGATACGGGTGGCGGGCTGCGCGGAATTTCTCCACTTATCAGAATTTTCTGGCAAGTGGGTTGTTGATGATAACCGATGGGAACGGATAAGCCAAAAGTCCGGCGCGATGTCCTGCTCAATGCCAGGCAATGCTCGGAAGCGATCGGGATCTCCTTCAACGCTTTCTCGAAGTGGGGGGTGCCGATCCACCAGCAGGAAGGTAAGCAGAACCTGTACCTGTTGCGGGATGTGCTGGACGTTTACCGCCGGCGCATTGAGCGCGACCTGCGCCCGACTATCGAAAAGGAATTGCGTGCCGCGGCTGCCGGAAGTTCTGACGATGAGCTGGACCCGTTCCTGATCAAGCTGCAGCTGGATAAGCAGCGCGCCAGGCTGACCGAGGCGCAGGCCGAAGGCCAGGAGATGAAGAACCAGATGATGCGGCACGAGATCGCGCCTTTTCCGTTCTTCACCTTCGTGTTGGGCCGGGTGGCCAATCACATAGCGGGCGTCATGGATGGGCTGCCTAGTGAGCTGGTGCGGAAGTTGGCGCTGAAGCCGCAGCAGGTGGACAAGGTGCGCGGTGTCACTGCTGCTGCGTCTGATGCCATTGCCGCCCTGGGTGACGAAGAGTGGGTAGCGGCAAGGTATGACGAGTTTCTCGAAGAAACAGATCAGTAACGCCGCCACCGCGATACGGGTCGCGATCGATGTTCTGAGGCGGCCAGCACCGGTTGCTCTGGCGGACTGGGCGGATGCGAACTTCTACATGTCGGCGGAATCCTCCTACGCGGAGGGCCCCTGGCGCACGCTTCCATTCCAGCGGGTTCCCCTGAACCTGATGGGCAACGAGCAGGTGGAGGAGTTCGACTTTATAAAGTCGGCGCGCGTCGGCTACACGAAAATGCTCATGGCCAGCGTGGCCTACCAGGTGGAGCACAAAAAGCGGAACCAGATTATCTACCAGCCTACCGATGGCGCTGCTGGGACGTTCATGAAAGAGCACGTCCAGCCGATGATCCGGGACGTGCCGGTGGTGAGAGGCCTGGCAAGCTGGTTTGGCAAGAGGCACCCGAACAACACGCTCGAGAGCAAGACCTTCGACAACCGCCGGAAGCTATGGGTATTCGGAGGCACCTCGGCGAAAAACTACCGGGAGAAGTCCGCCGACACCGTCTACATGGACGAACTGGACGGGTTCGATGAAGACGTGGAGGGTGAGGGCCGGCCGGACCACTTGGCCGGGAAGCGGAACGAGGGCAGCTACTTCAAGAAACTGATCTGCGGATCGACGCCGACCGAGGATCACAAGTCGCTGATCGGCAGCCGGTCAGCATCGGCAGAGTGTCTGTTGCGGTGTCACATTCCGTGCCCGCACTGCAGCCACCCGCAGCACCTGGTGTTCGATCACATGCGGATGCTGGAGCCAGGCAACCCGCACAGCACTGAATATGCTTGTGAGTCGTGTGGGGCGTTCTTCAGCTACCAGCAGAGCCAGGAGGCACAGGTCGATTGCTTTTACCGTGACCCCAAAACCGGGATCACGACGCAGGACGGACTGACCTTTACCGACCTCGATGGCGAGCCGGTGGAAACGCCGCGGCACGTTGCTCTGCACGTCTGGTCGGCTTACAGCCCGATGACGGATTGGGCCAAGATCATGCGGGACTTCCTTGCGAGGAAGAAAGACCCCAGCCAGCTGAAGACCTGGGTAAACCAGACGCGCGGCGAGACCTGGAAGGAGAAGGGCGACGCCCCGGAGTGGGAGCGCCTTTACGAACGCACCCGGGGCACAGCCCTGCAGCCCAACAAGCTGGAGGACTGGGTGGCACTGGTCACCATGGGCGTGGACGTCCAACGCTCTCCCGGCCGGCTGGAGCTGGAGATTGTTGGCTGGGGCCCCGGCCGGCGCACTCAGAGCATTGATTATCGGGTGTTCAGCGGCGACACATCGGACCTTGGCCCCTCCGGTCCATGGGAGCAGTTGCGGCAGATCATCCGCAGCGAGACCTGGGAGCACTCGTCTGGTGTGCACCTGCCGGTGGCTTGTACCGCTGTGGACTCTGGGGACCAAACCCAGACGGTCTACACCTTCTGCCGGGAGTTCCAGCAGCCACAGGTGATCCCCATCAAGGGCGAGCCGAACCTGACCACGATTGTCGGCATCCCCAAGCCGGTGGATGTGTCTCAGGCGGGTCGGAAGCTGCGCCGGGGTGTGATGCTCTGGGGCGTCGGCATCAACCTGCTGAAAACCGAGCTGTACAGCTGGCTGAAGTTGCAGCGCCCCACCGATGAGAGTGGCGAGGATCTGCCGGCCGGGTGGTGTGAGTTTCCGGAATACGGCGAGGACTACTTCAAAGGCCTGTGCTCTGAGCAGATGGCCCGCAAGAAGAACCGCGCCGGGTACACCGTCTGGGCATGGGAAAAGATTTACGAACGCAACGAACCGCTCGACTGCCGGGTATATGCCCGCGCCGCCGCCGCGGTGAAGGGCGTGGACCGCTGGACCGACCGAGATTGGCTCGAAATTCGCCAGAGCCTCGGGATTGTCCGCCGGCAAGAGAAAACAGAAACCGAGGCCCGCAACGGGGTCACGTTCAAGAAATCCACTTTCTGGGATTGATTATGTCATTCACCACTACACAGCTCGCCGCCATCCGCGAGGCCTACGCCCGTGGTGTGACGGAGGCGACCCTGCCGGATGGCAGCAAGATCCGGTATCGGTCACTGGAGGAGATGGACCGCATCATTCGGCGCATCGAGGATGACCTGGGTATCAACGCGCGCCGCGTGAACGTGGTGTACCCAACGCACTCGCGGGGTTTCCATGGCTGAAAAAACACTCCCGCTCGGCACCCGGATGCTGCTCTCGGTGGCGCCAGGCTTTGCAGCCCGCAGGGTACAGGCCCAACGCAACTACCACTCGCACAAAATGGCGCTGGACGTCATGCGGAAGTACGAGGCGGCTGGCGAGGGTCGGCGCAATGACGGATGGCACCGCCCCGGCTCCAGCGCCAATGCCGAGGTTTCATCAAGCGCCAGCATGTTGCGCCGCGGTGCTCGCCAGCTGGTCCGGGACAATGGTCACGCCGCCAACGCCGTCAACGTACTGGAGACCAACGTCATCGGCACGGGCATCCGGCCCGACTTTGAGGCGGAACGCGATCAGACATCGCGCCTGCTCGATGAGCTTTGGCAGGAGCATGTAGAAAGCGAGGGATCTGGTGCTGATGAGGTGGGCAACTTCTACGACCGCCAAGGGCTGGGATTCAGGGCAATAGTCGAGAGCGGCTCTGTTCTCGCACGCCGGCGCCGCCGTGATTCGCGCTCGAACAGGACGCTGCCTTACCAGGTGCAACTGCTGGAGCCTGACTTCCTGGACACCACGCTGAGCCGCCACAACGGCAACATCGTGATCCAGGGTAAGGAGTTCGACAAGCGCGGCACGTTGGTGGCGTTCCACATCTACACCCAGCACCCCGGGGACAGCTTCCTGGGCATCAATATGCGAACCGGTAGCATTCG